AGAGCAATTGTGTCAGAATTTTGTTCATAATCAAACCTCACTTAGAAAATCACAATACTGTAATAAGAACACAGTACCAATAACCATAATGTCTTCAAGTGTTTATGAGTCGATCATTCAGACAAGAGCTTCAGTCTGGGGATCAACTGCATCTGGTAAAGCTGTTGTAGATTCTTACTGGATTCATGAACTTGGTACTGGTTCTCAACTAGTTCAGACCCAGCTGTATTCTGATTCAAGAAGCAAAGTAGTCCTTTGGCTATACTGCAAAGTAGGGATCTTCCCTGTGAAGAAGAAGAGATTTCTTTCTCAGCATGTGTATATCCCTATTTTTGATGATATTGATTTTAGCATCAATATTGATAACTCTGTTCTGGCACTATCTGTTTGCTCAAATACAGTCAATGCTAACGGAGTGAAACATCAAGGTCATTTGAAGGTTTTGTCTCCTGCCCAGCTCCACTCTATTGAATCTATCATGAACAGATCTGATATTACAGACCGATTCCAGCTCCAAGAAAAAGACATAATTCCCAATGACAAATACATTGAAGCTGCAAACAAAGGCTCTTTGTCTTGTGTCAAAGAGCATACCTATAAGATCGAGATGTGCTATAATCAGGCTTTAGGCAAAGTGAATGTTCTATCTCCTAACAGAAATGTCCATGAATGGCTGTACAGTTTCAAGCCAAATTTCAATCAAGTTGAAAGCAACAACAGAACTGTAAATTCTCTTGCAGTGAAATCTCTGCTCATGTCAGCAGAAAACAACATCATGCCTAACTCTCAAGCTTCCACTGATTCTCATTTCAAGCTGAGCCTCTGGCTAAGGGTTCCAAAGGTTTTGAAGCAGGTTTCCATTCAGAAATTGTTCAAGGTTGCAGGAGATGAAACAAACAAAACATTTTATTTATCTATTGCCTGCATTCCAAACCATAACAGTGTTGAGACAGCTTTAAACATTACTGTTATTTGCAAGCATCAGCTCCCAATTCGCAAATGCAAAGCTCCTTTTGAATTATCAATGATGTTTTCTGATTTAAAGGAGCCTTACAACATTGTTCATGACCCTTCATACCCCAAAGGATCGGTTCCAATGCTCTGGCTCGAAACTCACACATCTTTGCACAAGTTCTTTGCAACTAACTTGCAAGAAGATGTAATCATCTACACTTTGAACAACCTTGAGCTAACTCCTGGAAAGTTAGATTTAGGTGAAAGAACCTTGAATTACAGTGAAGATGCCTACAAAAGGAAATATTTCCTTTCAAAAACACTTGAATGTCTTCCATCTAACACACAAACTATGTCTTACTTAGACAGCATCCAAATCCCTTCATGGAAGATAGACTTTGCCAGAGGAGAAATTAAAATTTCTCCACAATCTATTTCAGTTGCAAAATCTTTGTTAAAGCTTGATTTAAGCGGGATCAAAAAGAAAGAATCTAAGGTTAAGGAAGCGTATGCTTCAGGATCAAAATAATCTTGCTTTGTCCAGCTTTTTCTAATTATGTTATGTTTATTTTCTTTCTTTACTTATAATTATTTCTCTGTTTGTCATCTCTTTCAAATTCCTCCTGTCTAGTAGAAACCATAAAAACAAAAAATAAAAATGAAAATAAAATTAAAATAAAATAAAATCAAAAAATGAAATAAAAACAACAAAAAATTAAAAAACGAAAAACCAAAAAGACCCGAAAGGGACCAATTTGGCCAAATTTGGGTTTTGTTTTTGTTTTTTGTTTTTTGTTTTTTATTTTTTATTTTATTTTTATTTTATTTTATTTTTATTTTATTTTTATTTTATTTATTTTTTGTTTTCGTTGTTTTTGTTATTTTATTATTTATTAAGCACAACACACAGAAAGCAAACTTTAATTAAACACACTTATTTAAAATTTAACACACTAAGCAAGCACAAGCAATAAAGATAAAGAAAGCTTTATATATTTATAGGCTTTTTTATAATTTAACTTACAGCTGCTTTCAAGCAAGTTCTGCGAGTTTTGCCTGCTTTTTAACCCCGAACATTTCATAGAACTTGTTAAGAGTTTCACTGTAATGTTCCATAGCAACACTCCCTTTAGCATTAGGATTGCTGGAGCTAAGTATAGCAGCATACTCTTTCCCCTTCTTCACCTGATCTTCATTCATTTCAAATGCTTTGCTTTTCAGCACAGTGCAAACTTTTCCTAAGGCTTCCTTGGTGTCATACTTCTTTGGGTCGATCCCGAGGTCCTTGTATTTTGCATCCTGATATATAGCCAAGACAACACTGATCATCTCAAAGCTATCAACTGAAGCAATAAGAGGTAAGCTACCTCCCAGCATTATGGCAAGTCTCACAGACTTTGCATCATCGAGAGGTAATCCATAGGCTTGAATCAAAGGATGGGAAGCAATCTTAGATTTGATAGTATTGAGATTCTCAGAATTCCCAGTTTCTTCAACAAGCCTGACCCTGATCAAGCTATCAAGCCTTCTGAAGGTCATGTCAGTGCCTCCAATCCTGTCTGAAGTTTTCTTTATGGTAATTTTACCAAAAGTAAAATCGCTTTGCTTAATAACCTTCATTATGCTCTGACGATTCTTTAGGAATGTCAGACATGAAATAACGCTCATCTTCTTGATCTGGTCGATGTTTTCCAGACAAAAAGTCTTGAAGTTGAATGCTACCAGATTCTGATCTTCCTCAAACTCAAGGTCTTTGCCTTGTGTCAACAAAGCAACAATGCTTTCCTTAGTGAGCTTAACCTTAGACATGATGATCGTAAAAGTTGTTATATGCTTTGACCGTATGTAACTCAAGGTGCGAAAGTGCAACTCTGTATCCCGCAGTCGTTTCTTAGGTTCTTAATGTGATGATTTGTAAGACTGAGTGTTAAGGTATGAACACAAAATTGACACGATTGCTCT